GTAAAGTTTTTTAACTATTATGAAAGCAACGGTTGGAAGGTTGGTAAAAACCCTATGAAAGATTGGATGGCAGCTATTAGAACTTGGGAGAAAAACACAGAAGCACCAAAGAAAAGTAAGGTAGAACAATCTCTTAGCACATGGCAAGAGGCTAGACAGATGATAAACAATGGATAAGAGTAAACAGATATGGTACAGGTTTAGCAACGAGCTAGAGCAACTTAATGTTGAGTGTGTAGATTTATTAAGCAAGTGCTACATGATGCTTGGTCAAAGACCCGACACGCAACAAGTAGTAATGATGGCTAAGTTTCTTGTAGATGATTTAGCTAGGCTTTACGGATCTATGGATATGGATGAGGTGTCGTTTGCTTTTGAGCAGGGTATAAGAAACTCTGATAGCGGTGGGTTTGTTAATGTTCGTTCTTGGAATCAATGGTTAAAAGAACACAAAGCTAAGTCGCAGTTACAAAGACAACAAAAGCTTGTAACTGATTATCAGAAGCATAGAGATAATGTAAATCAGATAGGAACTACTATAAATAAAGCAAAAAAATTAAAATGAAAATAATGTTACTAACGATCTTCATATTGCTTGTAACATACCTTTTGGTGTGGCTTGTATATGAAGAACATCTTTACAGAAAAAGAAGAAAACAATTTGAAGATAATCTTAAAAAATTTAAAAATGAAAAAAGGACAACTAAAACAAGAAGTGTGTAGGTCTTTAGAGATCATTACAAAGCACATACAGGGAGGCACAACTGATTACGACAGCGACACATTAAAGGGACTTCTTAGCGAGGCAATGGCTTATTACGATCTTTACCTGCTTAAAAAAAATAACAAATCATTAGAAGCACAAAAGCTTGAGAAAAAACTTGTGCCAAATTATGAAGAAGGATTGAGAGCAGAGATAAGAGAATACTTAGACGAGGCGTAAATGGAAACTATTTCACTAATTTTCTTGACAATTATTGTTATTTACCTTATATTTCAGCACAGGTGCTTGACTAGGGAGGTAGATAACCTATGTGTTCAGTTAGAAGCTTTGCAGTCAACTAGCCTAGATTATTCTAAAAGAATTAAACAACTAGAGAATGGCGGGTACAGCAATGCAAATCAGCGAAGAAAAAGTGCAAATAGCTATCGTAAATTATTTAAAGATGCAATATCCAGATGCCTTGTTTACTGCAACGATGGGTGGTCAATATCAAAAGCATCACTCTCAAAGGCGAAGGGCAAAGGCTACGGGCTACTTAAAAGGTGTAAGCGATCTTCTTATATTCGAGCCGAAAGGGGGGCACTGTGGTTTATTTATAGAATTAAAACGAGACAAGAAGTGCTATCCAAGTGCAGAGCAAAAGCTGTTTCTTTCAAATGCTACACAGAGGGGGTACTACGCAGTTTGCGCCAAAGGCTTCGACCAATGCAAAGAAATAATTGACAAATATTTTAATGAAGAACTATGACAAAACACAATAAACATTATTACGACTTTACTAGAAACTGCACTTGCGGGGGGGCTTGCCTTTGTAAAAGAGTAGAAAATAATAGCATTGACAATCCTGATGTTCCTGATTACTACAAGGGAAAGAATGGATATATGGCAAAAGATGTGGTAGCAAACTTTGATTTGTCTTACAATTGCGGAACAGCCACTACCTACATCCTCCGTAGCAAAAACAAACACGAGGACGGGGGGGTCGAAGATTTAAAGAAAGCTATTGCACATTTAAAGTTTGAACTTGAAATATTAGAAGATGAAAAAAATAACTAAAGATAACCTAGTAGAAAGTTTTTTACAAACCATTGTGAAATGGAAGAAGGGGGATGAGGGTGTAATACTTTCAGATGTCATGCGACTTTTTGAGGCTAATTGCTATAATGAATCACTTAAACTGTCCGATTCTTTGCAACATAAAACGCAAAAACAAGAACTATCAAAAAACATTGACGATATTATAAATGTTTCTAATAACAAAATGAAAGAATTAAATGAGTGTTAATCCATTTGAAAGAAAAGATAGAAGGGGAGGGGGGTATGCTAAAAGAAAGTTTACTCTACAAGAAGCAGAAGAAATCAGAGAAGAATATAGGGGGGGTAGCATCTCTCAGAATCAACTTGCAAAAAAGTACAATGTTTCTCAGCCGATAATAAATATGCTTCTAAAAAAAAAGACATACATCAAGTAAACAACATTGTTGTGATTTGGTGTTAAATAATTTGCATAATTAATAAATTATTTGTATGTTTGCAAGGCAAATGGAGGGCTACTAGGGGGTAGCAAGGGGGGGGGTGTCCTTTTCCAAACTCCAAAAAAAGCAACCCTTAAAACAAAAAAAATTATGAGCAGAGCAGGAAGCGACATAGGATATTGCGACAGCGATTACAGAAATAACAATACAGTTTCAAACTTACCAAGCGAAGAAGATGTAACAAAGCATCTTGAGTCAATAGGCTTTCATGTTGCAGATGTTAGAGTAGGAGACAAAGATCTAGACATCTACATTGAATACGATGGATTGGCATACGATTTAGTTGACCTTGATTGGGATTGCTACGAGTCATTTGGTATGGATGATTATTTAAAAGAATATGATGATGTTTACAGTATGTGCTGTGGAGCGTCAGTAGATACAGATGTAAGGCGATGCGGCAGTTGTCGAGAAGCTTTATAAGTTTGTTTGTTTGTTTGTTTGTGAAGGGAGCGGTTAGTGAAACTGCTCCTTTTTTTTGCCCCTGAAACTGCTGTGAAACTGCTGGTGAAACTGCTAGGTCTGCTGACTAAAAACGGTTGGCGTTGATCATGTTGCTGTTGACTTCTTTATTAACATTTCTATTGTTGATAACTTTTTTTTATTATTTCCTTTGTTTATTCGTTTTTTTTGTTATTCGCCCGAGCATATATAACAGAGCAAAGAATAAATTTTTTTTATTTTTTTCAATTTATTTGTTTTTGTATTAAGTTTTTTTATATATTTTCCTCAGTTATTAACTAAAACATTAAACAAATGAAACTAACAAAGACACAAAAAGAGAAACTAAAAGATGGTTTTATGCTTTACACTAGAAACTATGAGGGGGACTTATTCACAGTTTGGCACTCTAAAAAAACAAACAACTTTTGTTTAGAAATGAATGCTAAAATCATAAAAGCAACAAAAACACTTAACCCAATTTTAGCAAAATTAAAAAAAGAAAATACTTTACAAGAATATACAGAAATTCTAGGATAGATAATAACTAAACATTAAACAAATGAATTTAACAAAGAAACAAAAAGAGACCGCAAAAGCTTTGCTTTACTTGGCAACATTGCCCGCTATGATATTTTTATCAATGTGGATCGATACAAACTTTTAAAAACTAAACAAATGAAAAGAACAGAAAAAATCACTTTAAATATTGGGCTAAACAATAACCCAAAACTAGCAACGGAGGTTAATGCGCATATTAAATACAGCGGAATATTCAAAGATAATTTATTCTATTTCCGCAATGATGTTAGCGAATATAAAAACGAAGTAGAGCAAACCTTAATATATCAGGGAGAAACCTCCTTTTGTTTGTCTACCTGTGTTGACACTATCGAACGATTAGCCAGCGTATTTAAACAAGATTGTATCGCTGCAAAGATAGGAGAAAACGACCTTTTAATCTATCGCATCGGCTACAAAGGAGAAAAGCAAAGATTTAACAATGAGTATTTTTTAACTATGGAAAAAGAAAATACACCTTTAATTTTTGAAGATATAGAGCGTCAAGCCTTTAATCTTTTAGAAGATAGTGCCGATGCATTGCAATGGATAACGGATCAACCCGAATTTGAAACACTAGAGACGGGGAGTAGTGCAAAGCAAATCATAAAAGAAATTAAAGAATATTTAAAACACTAAACAAATGAACAAAGAATTAAACAATCTAAAAGAGCTTTTCGGAGCGTGGGAGGTGTCGAGCGTGTACGATTTGAACACCTACACCCACCACAGACAAAGCTTAACTTTTAAGCAAATCAAAAACGAATTACAAACATTATTTAATTTATTTTAATATGAACGCTAAAAAAATTAAAAGCTACTTATTAAATAAGTACGGAGAAATTCGACACGATGCCGAACAAATGGCAAAAGCTATTGAACAAACGGCAAACGAGCACGAAATAAACAAAAAGGCTTTATTTCATATGATAGTAGAAAATAAACCTATAATAAGTCAATTTAGCCCCCCAACACACTCTTACAGCTTTCATACAAGGTACGGAAGAGAAATAATAGATACTTTTAATGATTATTATTTTAACTCAGATTATCAGAGCCAAGAAAACGCACCTTTATTGATTAGCAAATTAAGAAAAGTAAATTAAACAATTAAACAATAAAACAAATAAACAAATGAAAACAACAGTTAAAAACCTATACAGCAATAACGGCAACAAAGTGCCGAACCAATTCGAAATAATACAAACAAAAAAAGATTATTGTAAACACATCTTTCAAAGTTACTCAACAATTATTGCACAAATTGAATACAAGAACAACGGCAAACAAATTGTTTTTGATACTGATGCATTAAACTATTCACGAACAACAAACAGATATTTATATAAATTTATGCTAATGAATAGAAAAGAAATCGATAAACTAATAAAAGAAAACAAAATTAAATTCAAAAACTTAAACGATTAACATATGAATAAATGAAAGTAAAACAAATACTTAATATTTTAATTGGTGTTATATTGGCTCTTTTTGGTTTTTTTATGTGGCTACTTGTAGCAATAACTAAAGAAATGGAACTATAAAAGAAAGAAATAAAACTATTAAAAGGCTCTCAATTTGAGGGCTTTTTTTTATGCTCTAATGTCTTACCATTAGTGTTGATGTGTTGATGGCTTAGAAGGTCTTAAAATGTGGTTAGAAGTGCAGCAAAATTTATTTATTTATGCAATCAATCACAAATTAAACGCGCTTTTTATTTATTTTGTTGCAAATTGTTTTTTTTTATTTCCGTCAATTATTAGGCAATGTGTAAGTTGCCAGATCTACACAACCACACCAATTCTAAATCCAATTTTATAGGTT